CTGTTGAGAAGTTCAAGGGTCTGTTGTTCCAAATCGAAAGAGATGCGAACGCAATCGCTCAGAGAACTCGTCGCGGGAAGGGCAACATCATCCTGTGCTCTGCTGACGTTGCTTCAGCACTGACCATGGCTGGTGTTCTCGATTACACCCCAGCACTCAACGCTAATCTTAACGTTGATGACACTGGCAACACCTTCGCTGGTGTTCTGCAAGGTAAGTATCGTGTATATATCGATCCTTATGCTGCAAACCTCACCTCAGGTAATGCCTCACCTGGCAACCAATACTACGTTGTTGGTTACAAGGGTTCCAGCCCATATGACGCTGGTCTCTTCTACTGCCCATACGTTCCTCTCCAAATGGTTCGTGCCGTTGGTCAGGACACCTTCCAGCCCAAGATTGGCTTCAAGACCCGCTACGGTATTGTTGCTAACCCATTCGCGGAAGGCACCACCGTTGGTGGCGGTAACCTCAACCGTAACGCAAACCGTTACTACAGAAGAGTCAAGGTTACCAACCTCATGTGATCTAAATTCACATACAAATCAGACCTCCCGCAAGGGGGGTCTTTTTTTATCTAAATACAAATAAAACTATTAGTCAAAATGAAACCATCTCCAAAACAATCCCAAGAGATTCATAAGAACTATGAAAAGGTTGTTGAGCATCTCATCAGCGAGGGATATGCAGATGATAAAGAATCTGCTGATAGCATCATTTCGGGTATGAGTGAAACTTGGTTTAATCTAATCATCAGAGACTGAATCTTTCATGGCAAATTGCAACTTTGCAAATCAAATTTCAAATCGAAATTTTCTATCCTCTGTTGGATTTAAATTCACATTGGCAAAATATCCAAAAGTAGATTTTTATTCCAATAGTGCTAGAATTCCAGAAATTTCTCTTGCCACTGATATTCAACCTTCATATTTAAAAGATATTGAAGTTCCAGGTGAAAAATTAACCTATGGAGATCTGACACTCAGATTTCTTGTTGATGAAAATATGGAAAATTATACTGCGGTTTATGAATGGTTAACTGGATTGGGTTTTCCAGAAACCACACAGCAGTTCAAGACTTTGACAACTAATGATGATGGACAAAGAGACCAGAAAGAAGCATTTAGTGATGGTACTCTTCGCATTTTGAATAGTAACTTTAAAGAGGTTGCCAAAGTTAAATTTTTAGACTTATTTCCAATCTCATTAAGTTCTCTTGACTTTGATGCCACGGCGGCGGATCTTCAATACTTTACAGCAGAGGTGTCTTTCAAGTATACTGTCTATAAGCTTACGAGTTCAATTTAATGGATCTTGATAAAATTCAGGAGATGTGGCAGAAAGATTCTGTCATTGATCCTGATAATTTACACGATGAATCTTTAAAAATTCCACAACTTCATTCTAAGTATTATACATTGTATAATACGATTACTTTATTGCGAGAAAAAGCAAGAGATACTTTTAACAGAGTTAAATTAGAAAGATATAATTATTACACTGGAAAGGCACCAATAGAAGTCTACGAAGAAGAACCCTTTCCTTATAAAGTTAGAGAAAAAGATGCCATCCAAAGGTATATGGACGCTGATGAAAAGTTGAGTAAAATAGAATTAAAAATTAGATACTATGACATTATGCTCAGATTTCTTGAAGAGGTAATTAAAACAATCTCCAATCGAACTTATCAAATTAAAAATGCTATCGAATGGCATCGCTTCCAGGCTGGGTTTAACTAAATAAAAATAAACTGTCCGTAGAAATGAAGACGTTTGTAGAATTTATATCTGAGTGTTATTTTTTCCTTTTTGAAGAAGAGAAAAAAGGACGTGGTGGTCCAGATTATAACTATGAGCATTCATTTGCCAACATCTATAACCATATGGTTGGCATAGACAAAAAAAATATTATAAAGGGAGCAGTTCAAAGAGGAGATATTGCTACTGTTATTGATTATCTGGCAAGAGAGGTAAATAAGGCACAAACAAATCCAAAACATCCACTACACTTTAATAACGCTCCAGTTGATGGATTCACCAAGGGTCAAAAAACCGAAGCACATGCAGAAAAATATTATGAAAAACTTCTAGATCAACAATACTCATTTTTGAATTTTATTATGAGTGATAGTGGAAGAAAAAACTTTGTTAAACATAACATTGCAAGAGTTGAAGGTGCTACAAAAATTCCAACAACTGCAAAATATGCCGAAACTAGCGGTAAAAAACAGGACACATCAAAAGTTGATATTAGATTTTTTGACAAAGAAGGTAAACCTGCATATGGTTTAAGTCTCAAAGATGCCAAAGGAGCAGTTGTTAATTCTTCTGGTGCAGATGAAACAAAAACTCTCATGATGATGGGTGTTGGTGAACTATTAAATCAACAACTGAATGATGGAACTATAACGCCAGAACAAAAAAATGAATTAGAATCATTTGTCAATGACAATGCAAATGAACTTGCACTTTACATGGCATCAACCAAAGGGATGTCCAAGCAGCAACAGCAAGACGCCCTTCCTAAAATGCAATCCTACTTGGATAAGTTAGAGCAAAAAATTCCAGGAGCAGTACAAGCACTTTCTTCAGAAGCAATAACTGGAAAGGGTAAATTTGGAGATGCTGATTCTGTTGATGCACTTTTTTCAACTGGAAGAGGTGGAGAAGTCATAGAGGACCCAAGATGGTTGGCACAGTACATAAAACAAAGAGGAAGACTTGGTAAAGGTGAACAAAAAACTGCCGAAGGTGGTCAAAGACCAACCACTTTTTCTGGAGATATCAAAAAAGATGAATTGAAAGCAGCAGAAACTAGATCAACCGACAGTGAATGGTTGAGAAATTGGGCAGAGAAAAATAAACCAGGTTGGGCAAAACAAGTTGATAAATTAGAACCAGAAACTCAAAAAGAACTAAAAGGATCTCTTGAATCTGGTGAACTTGACATTGCGGATTTTGATGCATTAGTAAATGTAGACAAAAGACTTAAAAATTTCAGAGAATTACGCGCTGAAATGGAAAATAGCAAAGCGCAATATGCTCAAACAACAGCAGAATTAGAGCAACAGGCAAATCAGGCAAATGCAAATGTATCTTCTGCACAAGCAGAAGTTGAAAAAGCTAATGATCCATCAGAACTTAAATATTCCGATGGAACTAAACCATTACTTCAAAATAGAAAAAGATTCCAAGATTTTGTTGCTAACAATCCAACAGATCCTTCTGTTAAAAAAATAGTTCAAGCAAGACAAGCAGCAGAAGATCAGTTTACAGCGGCACAAAATGCGGCAAATGATGCTGCTATGTCTTATCAAACACATATCAGCACACCTCCAACAATTCAACCTCAACAACCACCACAACCAACTCAACCAGAGAAACCTCAACAACCCACACAGACTGCCCCACAACAACCTCAAAAACCAATTAAAGAAAAACCAGCACCACAACAACCCGCTGCACCCCAGGCAGCATCTGAGCAACCTCCTGCACCCCAATCAACTTCACAACAACCTGCCCCCGAACAACCAGCGCCAGAAGCACAACAAACGCAAGCACCGCAACAAGTTTCACCACAACCAGAACAAAAGAAAAAGAAACAAAAACCACCAATAGAAATCTCTCCTGAACAAGCACAATAAATACCCATAGATTCATTATGGGTATATGTCTCATTTGGTGATATCAAAAAAGAATGAAGTATATTTGCAAGTAAAGGCAGAACCTCACGTCTATTATGAACTTGCGGATCAGTTCACATTTGACGTACCAGGTGCCAAGTTTATGCCCCAGTTCCGTAACAGGCATTGGGATGGAAAAATTCGGTTATTTAATACGCAGACTGGTGAAATTTATGTAGGTCTGTTAGATAAAATCACAAGATTTTGTGAGACTCATGATTATAGTTATGAATTTACAAACAATAAATTTTATGGACTTCCTTTTGAAGTAAACGATTACATTTCAAAAGAAGGCGTAAAAGATTATATGTCTTCTATTTGCAAGTATGCTCCCCGTGAGTACCAAGTTGAGGGAGTATACGACGCTTTAAGACACAATCGAAAGTTG